TTGAAAAATATCAATCAAGGTGCTGGTGCAACGGCCTTTATCGGACAAATACTCGCCTATCCGTTTCTGATCGCGCTAAGTTTGCAAATCACATGGCATTTTCAAATCATCGCGCTTTTACTCATGGGCGTTTGCTTAGCGGCTGCAATGGTCGTTAAACGTTACCCATTAGTTCTAATCATTGCCGCTATTACCGGTATCATTGGTGCCATCAATCAATGGATCTTGTTACCATTGGTTGCTGTTCAGCTCCTGTTGACATTTTTGTTGCGCACACAAAAAGTTACCAATCAATGGGCTGGTACCATTGCTTTTGGCCAAGCAATTTTATTCCAAATCTTACTTATTTACGCGGGTTTGCATTTTCTCAGTCAGGATATGTTGCTCGACTTGGCATTACTATATGTGCCAGCACTAATCGGGTTATGGGCCAACCATTTTCCCAAGTGGACAGATATGGTCTTGTTGGCAATCACCGTCGTTATCGGTTACTGGTTACAACGACTCAACTTAATAGCTATCGGCGGTATCATCATCCTTGTCACGCTCATCAACAGCCGTCGACCATTTAAAGTACCCAGCTACCTTTACCAATTTAGCCCAGTCATTGCGACGCTGTTACTCTATCTAGCGCGCATGCACGGCTAATCAACCGTCGCCACAATCAGTGGTGGCGTTTTTATTGTCAGAATCAGCCCCCTCTAATAGCTATTTAAACTAAGTCAAATCTCATGTGTTGGACGCCCCGTCCAACTTCAAAAAGGTAAAAGAAAAACACCTGCCGCAGTGGTAGGTGTTTTCATTATGGAGGATACAGGGCTCGAACCTGTGACCCTCTGCTTGTAAGGCAGACGCTCTCCCAACTGAGCTAATCCTCCATGTGTGGTGTCTATTGCTTTATTTATACTAGCGGAAGCTATTAAAAATTACAAGCTTTTCGTACAAAATAGTCACTAAAGTCGGTTAACAATTTTGTGATGGTCAGATGTCTTAAACATCCTTTAAATCCCCACTCATGCTACTAATCATATCAGGCACAATTAAATTTTATTTGATGTTCAAAAAAACCTCAAAACACCGAATTAACAGCGTTTTGAGGCTTCTTATGTAGCTACATCCGAATGTAAGACAACGGAGAGTAAGGGCGAAACTAGATCCCTATTTAATAGGCTTGAATAACATTTTGTACACATTGTGTGCACATCAACAAAATGAACGCAAAACCCCATCCATATAGGACGGGGCGGAGTTGGCAAGGAATTGCTTTTATCTGGAAGACCCGCCGAGGGGGCAGGTTTCTAACAGTGTACAGTCCGTATGCGCGATTATTCTTGGGGTGGGTAGCAGCTTGGCTTGCCAACTCCTAAGGAGCTTTTTACTCCTAGCTATTGGAGTTTTGCTCCTTCACCGTCAGTATTGCACGGCCATGCTGGGTATGCAAACAATTTGCTCATAATAAGTTACCTAAGCCGCCGTATGTAAACCTTTTGCCTTTTTGCATCAACTCTGTCAACTTTGTGCACAAAAATAAGCCTCCCTGAGCAAAGGAGGCAGAACGGCAAGGTCTTACAAGCTGGCTAAAATTTTTAGTTGCTTACGTATCTTATTTTACAGCATTATGCCCGCGCTTCAAAGCAACAAAAAAAGCCCTCCACCCGCGTTAGCGAGCAGAGGACTTTTTGTTACCTGATATATCAGTATTCTTCTCCGTCCCAGCCACGTAGACCAGGAGGACCGCAAACGGCTGATTTATGCTCCAAGGCCATTGTCACAGACTGAACGGAGGCAACAGCATCTATAAGTTCATCAGTTGAATGCTTGTCTGAAGCGGAATCCAGCAACTCTGAAACGGCTCTCATTAAGTCACGTCTCACATAGCTTTGCTCAATAACTCGTGCTTGATCAATTTTTTTAGACATATGCACTCACCTTATTTAAATTTTTTGGTTTCAACGGCAACCCATTACCTGATGTACAGGCTTTCGCCCGGATAGATCAGGCTGTAGATTGACTTGCCATTGTTAGCCGCCAGTGTGTACATGCTGATTCCGTACTTTCTGGCAATACTCCAGAAGCTATCACCATAGCGGACTGTGTAGTACGTGTGACTTGATACGGCCACTGAGTAGCCACCAGAGACACGTAATACATCGCCTGGGTGAATCACACTGTAGATTGACTTGCCGTTGTTAGAAGCCAAAGTATACATGCTGATGCCATACTTGTAAGCAATAGACCACCAACTGTCACCAAACTGAACCGTGTAGGTTGAGCCTGAGTTTACTGACGGCACACTGGTCGTTGTCAGCAATTCAACATTGCTTCGGTTGATCCAGCTCATGATGCCACCAAGCAATACGTTAGATCCAGATACTTGCTGCACAGTGTACGTCTTGCCCTGAACCCAGCTAGGCATTGCGACGCCGTTAGCCCAGCGGGTTGTGCCGAAGTTTACCTTAACACTATTTCCTGCTTTGATCTGGCTAAGTGTGGTGTTGTTAGCTTGCTGACCGGCGTTGGTTGCCGGTGTATTGGTTGATGGATTGACGTAGGTCTTACCGCTGTCAGTTGTCGTGCTACCGTTGTAGCCTGAATCAGTGATGCCGGTTAGATCAACGTTACCATCAAGGCCGCCAGCGCGATAGGTGGAAGTGAACTGGAAGATGCCTACATTATCAAAGCTCGGGAAGTAGCCATAATTCGGCACGGTGGTTACATTGTAATCAGGATATTCCGCAAGCCATAACTGATAGCGACTAGCAATCTGTGACAAGTCAATATGACTCATCAAGAAGCTCTTATAGCCGTAAAGCATTGGTGTGTAGCCAGCATCGCGGATATAGTCGAGTGCCCACAGCAAGGTTGCCGTGTTGGTCGACCCAGCTTCATAGTCAAGCGCAACAATCGACCCTTTTGGTGTCTGAACTTCAGACAAGAAATGATCTAGCACTTGCTTAGCCAAATTGGTGTTGTCGATATTCTGCCACCAAATATAGGTGTGTGCCCGCTTACCAGCCGCAATCAACGATGCAACCTGCGTCTTGTACGTGGTTTGCTCGTACATGCCGTAGCCACTATAGCCACCGATTTGAGAGATTCCGAACTTGTCAGTGGAATAACCAAAGACACCGTTATCTCCTTGGTACCGGCTCCAGTCGACACCCTGATCACCCTTGGCCGCATTGACCTGCGATGGCAGGGCAAAAGAAATAGCCGCCAAGAAGGCGACTACCAAGGTGATTAGTTTATTTTTTAGTTTCATTGTTTTGATTCCCTCTTTCATTGAGAAAAGAATTCATAGCAGGAAAAGATCATAGCGGCGATTGATATTAAAATGCATGCGGACGAAAACACAATGCCAAATGCGACAAACCATCTGAAGGCGTAGTCAAACAATGAGAAAGATATGATGGACGCATAAAGCGCAAATGCACAAATGATAAGCGTAAATATTTCTGCAATCATTGATACAATGAAATCTGCCATCTTGTGTCCTCCTTATTGCTGTGGAGCAACAGATGATGGTGCTGCCTGAGTAGTGGATTCTCCTTTGGGTCCTTCCTCTCCTACGGGGTCTCCATAGCTTGGACCAACCAGTTTTGCCCACTCATATTTGCTTGGATCGTTACCATCTTCATCGTCATGGCTAAAGTAAGCTCCCATATACGATTTTCCGATAGAACTCGTGGTTGAAAAACCGATCTTGCCATCAGCACTATCTGCATAAGCAAAATGGGGATATAACTGTTTAGAATTGTCCGTTTCCCCTTGCAGCGCCTTAATCTGATCCTCTAGCGCCTTGATCTTAGCTGCCTTGGTGGTAATGAGTGCCGGGTAAGCTAACGCCTGCTGACTATCACTAACGCCCTCCGTGGTTGGATCAACGGCTACCCCGACAATGGTCAATAATGCAAACACTGCATTGACCACTGCAGTGAGTTCTTTACCCAAACTAGCAAAGTCCCAGTTGTAACCGAAGACTGCCGCCACCGTTTGAATCACCAACAAAGAAGCTGGCACAATGGCCAGCCAGAATTTGACGCTTAATACTCGTACTTTCCAATTAATCTTCATACTGAACATTCCTTTCAGTTTTTAATCCGAAGTTGCAAAACTTTGTTATATAGCGCTTCGCCCGTTCCGTTACCGCCCAGTGCTTTGTAGCTGCGGAAAAGGTAATTAAGATCGTCCAAGTCGTCCGTGCTGATATACCCCACCTCGATATGATGGTTACACAGCATGTAAACCTCATGATGAAGCAAACCGACAAGGCCTGAATCAATTGCCTTTCCATGCTTTCGATGCATGCGCCATTGGCTTGCAAACCAACCAAACAAAGCTCCACCACCCAACTCCACAAACATATCTATCCAACTCTTGAAATCCACATCTTTATACTTCCTTCCATAAAAATAGCCGCTAGCTTTTGCTGGCGACATAGTCACTGCCTGTAATTTGTTTGTATTGGTCCTCCGTTATTTGCCGCCCCACGTACTGCTCTATCGGGCACCCCCAAGAATATAGTGTGCCACAAAATTCAAAGTCACTCATTTTTTCCACCATCCTCAAGATTTGTCACACGGGCATACAGCGCGGCAATCATCTGCTGTTCAGGTGACGGTCCGGGGAGTGGATGATCATTAGCCGGATTGTAACCCTCATCGGCAACGATTTTGCCGTCCACGAGAGATGCGTGACCCTCAAAAAACTGAGACACGTTATCTGCTTCTATGATTTGTTGATCGTCCTCTGTTGGTCCTACTTTAGCATCTTCCGCTTCATAGGCCCAATTGGTCAGTCGGTTTTGGTCATCTATCCAAATCTTAATCTTCATGTTAAATCACCACCGCATCATTGGTCGGATATGCATCATGAGTAATAAAGCTCAAGCTACCAGCATACCCGCCTTGTCCACGCCATGGAATAATGTAAATTCCACCTGCTGAAACATACAATTCACAGGCTGCGCCCGTATACGACATGCTACCGAGCAACCTTGCTGCATCATCATTATTGAATGGACTATATCCTGGTCGAATGTTGGCAATTTTGACCCACCCGTTGCTAGTTTTCATTTCAAAAGCAATCCCAATGGTGACATTTGGGCCTTTTCTTGAATATGAGATATTTAAGTTCTTGACATCATTAGTTTCTAGCCCCGAGTCTTTGTGATAGTAATCAACTGCATCATGAGCATTAAAAGTGGAAGTGATGTATTTGGCAGAATTACCCAAACCGCCGACTAGGTCTGTCAGTTCAAGAACACCCATCGAAATTCTGCTGGTGTGCATTTGTGTTTTTCCATCTGTCTGCGTAATGTATGACAGTAATCCATCAGGATTTACTTCCGTATGATAGATTTGGCCGTTTGGCTTGCCACTAATGTCCTCAATATTACCGGAAATGACATATGAGGCACCGTTGAGCGTAAGGGAACCACTGGACAATATCCCGGATCCTGCAATGCTCACGTGTTGGAAAGGAACGTTGATATTAGGCGAATTAATCTCAGCGGAATTAAGAATAATTGAGTTGAGTTCTTTAATGTACAAAACAGCTTGAGCAATCGCATCATCTACCCACTTGGAACCGTCATAGCGCTGTACAGCCGTTGCGTCTTTTAAGCTTGTACCATGCCACCAAGTATCACCCTTTTTGGGATTTGCTGGGGCATCTAGCTGTACATAAGGAAACGGCACATCCTTGCTTCCAGGGGTACCCTGAACGCCTTGAGGGCCTTGCGGACCAGTATCACCTTTTGGCCCTTGTACTAGTTGCCAACTATAAACAGCTGGATTGGTACTATCTTCCCGTGTAAAGTCTGTATAACTACCAATATACTTGCGAGAACCGGGAGTATCGAGCGAAAAGTTCGTTCTACCATCACTGCTATCGGCATATGCAATGTGGAAGTATGATGTCTTGCCATCGGCACCTGCTTTACCCGGCACCCCATCTTTACCATCAGCACCGTCCGCACCCTTGATCAGCGACCAGTTATAGTCACTTGGATTCGTACTGTCGCCAGATGAAAAGTCGCTGTAGAAACCAATGTACTTACGGTTAGGATCAGTGGTTGAAAAGTCAGTCTTGCCGTCTTGACTATTTGCGTAAGCAAAGTGAGTATAGGAAGAACGACCATCGGCACCCTTTGGACCGGGCAAACCTTGATCACCTTTGGGTCCCACATCACCGTCTTCACCTTTAAAAAGTGCCCAATTGTAATCTGCCGGATTGGTGCTGTCGGCCTGTGTGAAGTCGCTGTACGTACCAATATACTTTTTGCCATCACCACCGGATACCGTGAACCCAATTTGACCGCTTACATCATTCGCCCAAGCGGTGTGAAAATAGCTTGTACGGCCATCTGCACCCTTGGCACCAGGAACACCGTCAGCACCGTCAGCGCCCTTAATCAATGCCCACTTGCCAGCGTAATCTGATGGATCATCGCTTGGGACTGATGTTTTATTTGACCAAACGATTGCCATATACTTCTTACCAGCAGGTAACGCTGACATGTTAGTGCCTTTGTCATCATCGGCATAACGAAGCCATGGATAAAACTGAATAGTCTTGGGCATGTTGGCCATCTTATTGGCAAGATCGCTGAGCCGTTGGTCAAAGCTGACTGTTTCATGAGCGAACTCACCCAAAGTAAGCTTGACAGAGTGGTTAGCACGGCTGCGCTGAATGCTCAACACTTTGGCAGACAGGAATAGTTGTTGATTCTCATCGGCAATGTGGACGGTTTGATTCAACGGTACATAGGGTGAATTAACAAGATCAATATCATAGGTTTCATTCGGATGGTTATACTTTTTCAAGTCTGCCAAAGCCGCTTGCAAAAGTGCCGCCTGCGATTTTGAATCAAACGTTTTAACCCGATTCCAGTCAGACTGTGTTGGGTTAGGGTTGCTGTTGCTTAACAAACGTGAATATTTCTGCACAGCAATGGTATCGTGCAAGAACCCGTACTGATCAAGCACAAACTGTCCCGTTGGATCAGTCCATTTGTAGCCGATCAAGTTGATTGGGTCCTGATTAGTTGATCCATTCGTACTTTCTGGCACCGCTCCATAAGCCTTGATCGATGTTTCCATGTCATAGGTATCGAGGTGCGTGACGATATTGTTGATATCCTTATTCATTTCAAAGAAAATCAAGCTGTCACCGGCCGTTTCATGCCGAATGTTAATGACACGCTTAACCAAGTTGGTTCCAACAAACTCAAAGCCAAAACTAAGCACTGCATCAAAATCTTTTGCCACGGCAATAATGCGAGCCAACGATGATTCTTCACTAGTCCACTCAAGTGTTCGAACATTGTCAGGAAATTCGTTGATGCCAATCTCCCAGCCAGAATCATTTGTAAACCTTGTGATGTAGTCAGCGATGGTATATGGTTTGTCGGCCTTGTACGCGCCAACGGTTTCGTTAATCAAATCATTACCGGCATCACTAGCAACAATTGAGTGGATATGGCCTAGTGAATCATGGTCAACCGATTCAATCACCATTTGGTGAGCGTTGCCTTCTTCATCCTGATAAAGAATGAAGTTGGTTGCTTTAGCCATCTCATTGACTGCTTGTTCCTGATCAGTTGTGAAGTGAATATCAAGAGAAAGCTCGACCGCAGGACGATTGTCAACACTTTGTTTTTCTATATCGTTGTCAATTCGCCATTCGCCTTTGCCATCAGTCGACCCAACACCCAAAATGTTTGATTTTCGATCTGCAAAGTAATACTCCATTTATAGCCACGCCTCCCTTATCTCGACTTCACATGCAAATGGTTGTGCCCAGCTCGAAGGTGTGATAGCAATCTCAGTATCACCGGGCGGCAGTTTGAACTGCTCCCATTGATTGCCAATATCATGAAGAGTGCGGTTCTCAGACCCATTCAAATAGGTTTTAGCATTGGCAACATCAATGGTCAGTACATCACCATTTGAAAATCTGTTTTTGATGTTTGTCCACCAACTTACATGCTGCCAGTCAAACTGAACCGCAATCAATTTCATCCCAGCTTGTCCCCATGTGTTGTTGCGTTCAAACCAAACGGAAAATGCTTCAATGTTCTCACTGATCATGTCTGGACGAGTCAAAGGTGGCAAAGAGGCGGTCATTTCACGACCACTTTTTCCATTCCATGGAGAGACTTCAAAATTAATGCTCGAGCCGAATCTGCTTAATCTAGCTTGCATTAACTTATCATTTGTGAATTTCGATCGATCAAGTGACATGGTTCCCACTTTCTGGTCTTTAACATAACAATCGACCTGAATCTCGTCTTTGACAGCATTATTGTCTGTGACCACCATTTGATACTGAACTTTGCCACCAGCCTCAAGTGTTAACTCCATGCGTCCCAATTCGGACACTGTTGTCTCAAAATGGAGCATCATGGATACGGTAAAGTTGTTGTTGCGCGTATTTTGGCTTGTGGCGGCAATTGGTATTTTGGCGGCTGGGCCATTCCAATAAGTCCCAGTTGAAGCATATGCAGGTTCCATATGCGGCCCGTTGTAGCTGTCACTGACATAATTGATTGATCCAGTCTGCTTGTTTGGCTTGCTTGAATCACCGCCCCAATTCGGATTGTTAGTGGCTGATTGATTGTATATCGTGCCGGATATTGGTGCTGAGAAATTTCCGTTTAGCCCTTTCTCCGAAACATCGGTGGTATATCCATCAATTTCTTGCGTGCCAAATTGGAGAATACCTGGGAGATCATTAACAATCCCAACCATGCCATTATCCGCGTGCATAGTTGCCGTAATAACTGGCTCAACAGGATAAGTGCCACCATTGTGCACCGTGATGGTGTCGGAATAGTATTCAGGATCAGCTGGGTTAGGCGACCATGGAGAAGCTGTGGTGCCTATTTCTAGCTTTGGCCGTGCGATGTAAATACTACCTTTGTTTCCTTTTGTAGCTCCAACATAAACACGTCTCGCTGTTGTATACGTTAGCTTAGCAGTGAATGATTGCCAGCTTGTTGTTAACGTAAAATCAGATACACTCACCGAGCCAAAAAGTTCGCAATGTGCTTTGTCGCCAGCAGTATCTGCCTTTGCCAAAAAACTAAATGTATAGACTGTTGAGCTTGAATTATCAGTGAATGATTGAGCAGCTAGAACAGCGCTAGAAGCATTTGGAGCAAATGCCATTGCATCCACAAACCAATGTTCAATACTAGTATATCCACTCCATCCCGTGAACGTACCACCAGAACCGGTGACGAGATTAACAGGTGCATCCTTGTATGGCATATTGTCAAACGTCTTCGTGGCTACCGAGTGCGCGATGCCATCGGGAACCAGAAAATTAATAGTACCAGTGCCAAGAAAATAAGCTCGGTCCATGTCGATCTTGCCGTCAACTTTTGCATACCAAAACTCATCAGGACGATCATCAATGATTAGCTTCTGAACATCTGTGCTATAAAGTAGTGGCGCTAACTGCCGTTCAAATTCACGACGAGATAGCGCCACAAAATCATAAGTTACTGGAATGATTCTAGACTTAAGACGACTATTGATAAGCATCTCACCATCGCTAATTCCAACAGACTGGGAAGTGTTTTCAATCTCTGATGTAATTCCCCTAGCAGCACTAAACTGCAGAACGGAACTACCAATCTTATGTCCTCCAAATATCAAGTTCGCCAATTAATAAACACCCCTTCCATGTCTTTCTCTGATTGTGTTTTGCTTATCCAGCTCATTAATTGTTGGGTACAACCATTTGCCAATTTCGCGGTTATTTTCCAGCACTACTTTGCCTTCAGTACGTTGTGTATGATTAATCTTATAAGTTGTTAATTCGATCAGTCTTGCTAGCAAATCCTCAACACGACTATTGCTACCACTAGAAATGCTGGTAACAAAGGTTTGCGGATTCAATTGGTTTATTCTATTAGCAGCGCCTCCGAAGTCTGTAGTGCCGCCAGCAAAACGTGGAATGTTCATTCGACGAGCCTTATCAGCAGGAATAACCATTGAGTGACGAGCAAGCGGAAAAACCACGTTTCGCTCTTTGAACATAAACATGTTGCCGCCAGGTGTGATGATCGGTTCTTGGTAATTAGATCCAGGGGCATCATTGACCATCGCCAGTGAACTCGTTCGGAGATCATTAGTTCCGTGCTGCAAGTGAAGAAGCTTCCGAATACTGCTCGAAATATGAGCCACAAAATTGAAAGTCTTCGTGATGACTTCATTACCACCAAATGCGCTAACTGCACGTTTGGCGGAACTTGCGGGTCCTGTCGTATTATCATGGCCTTTGAAATATTTATCTCCCGGATTTGTTCCATTAAAACTTCCGATACTGTTTTTACCAGATCCGGCAGCCCCCACAACGCTTGAAGCATTACCCATGAAGTGACGCATTGATGGGTTAGTTCCATTGAAACTGTTGACTTCGCCCTTACCTTTTTCAGCATGTGTCGTCACGTTTGAGGAATCCCCAGTAAAGTAACGTGCCAACGGATTAGTCATGTTAAAGGTATTGATCTCACTCTTACCGTGTTCAGCATGTTGAGTGACATTAGAAGAATCGCCAGTGAATTGCTTCATCCCCGGCTTGTAAGAATCATAGGAGATTAGCTCTCCTTTCGCTTGCGAAGTCTTCGTCAGTAAATCATTGACGTTAGCCGTCAACTCTTTCGGTCTCGGGTGTTTGGCCTCGTATGCATCTACATCAATGCCTGCCTCAACTAGTTTGGCGCGGGCATCAGCATTATTTACCAATAATTCTTTGGTCTTTGACGGTAATTGATTCCACAAACCAAACTTGGCCACAGCGTCAGCAAGCTGTTCCTTGCCTTTGGCCTGAATCAGTGCCGTCTTAGCCTCGACTGACAACCCGTTCCAAGACTGTGCTTCAATCATGCCTTGAATCAAGGTGGCTGTTGCTTTATCTTGCACAATCATCTGCATCTGCTTAGGAGTCAGTTGGTTCCTAGATTGCATAATTAAAGTTACCACCCAGAAAATGTGAAAAAAGACCTGTCCGTTCTTGCTAAAATGGTGTTTGCATAACATACCATCTAGAGAGAAGGACAGGTCCCATGGCCATTATAACCTTAATTGAACGATCTCAGATAGAACTGATGCAACACCACACGATTCAATACATCGCCGCGACCTTAGGCCGCTCTCGTATTTCTATTAGGCATGAGCTTCACCGTTGCCCTGAAGGTGATTACTGCGCCATTATAGCTCAGGATCATGCCGATACTTGTCGGCATCGTTGTGGTCGGCACTCGATTTTAACGCCTAAGTTGAAGCGGATGGTAACTGAGAAGCTAAACCTAGGTTGGTCCCCTGAAATGGTCGGTTATGCCGTTCACTGTGCGCCACACACGATTTACCACTGGATTTATCAAAGACAAGTCGATTTTCAGCCAAGCCAACTCTTTGATCACGGTAAACGTCATAAAAGAAGACAAGACCTTCGGTCGCGCTATAACCAAGCAGTAGGCACCTCAATTGAGATTCGCAGTGAGTCAGCTAATCGGCGAACCGAAAAAGGACATTTAGAGATGGATACAGTTCGCGGTGGTCGCGGGTCAAAGGCTGCTGTTTTGACCATTGTCGATCGGGTGACACGTTTAATGGCGACAACTAAGCTTGAAAACTTATCACAAAATGCTGTTCTCAAGGGATTTGCAAGACTGATGGTGGACTTTCCGGGTCCGGTTCGATCAGTGACGGTTGATCACGGTAAAGAGTTTTCCTGCGATCAGGCGCTTACAAAGCGCTATCGGATACCGGTTTACTTTTGCCACGCCTATCACCCGAATGAACGGGGCACAAATGAACGGTTCAATCGAGAACTTCGCTACTATTTCCCGAAGGGAACACAGTTTGATCAGGTTTCAGAGACCGATATTCAACAAGCCACAGCGCTTATCAATAACAAACCTAGAAAATGTCTCCGTTGGCAAACCCCAGTTCAAGCAGTGAGCAAGCCTCTTTCTAGGTGGTAACTTTATTATTGCAATCTAGGGGTTCCAACCGTTAACTTCATCAATTGCCGTGACTAGAGATGAATAATCACCCTTAACCACCGCCTGCATTTGCTGCGGAGTAATCTTGTTCCACAGGGCCAACTGGTCAAGCATGTCAGCGAGTTTACCCTCGCCCACGGCTTTTAGCGTTGTGTACTGATCTTTGGGATCGATTGACTGCCACACGCCCAGGTTGAATAAGACGTCCTTGAGCTCGTCTTTACCCTTGGCATTGATCAACGCAGTTTGTTGTTTAAGTGTCAAACCCTGCCACTTGCCAGATTGCGTCAAGATATCAATGAGTGGCAAAGTAGCCTTGTCATGAACGATCGCTTGCTGTTCTTTGAGACTCAATTCATTCCAGTAACCCATTTTAACCAGTGCGTTGACAAGCGGTGTGTAATCTCCACTGACGATGGCTTGTTGTTCTTTTGGCGTGAACTTATTCCATGAAACAAACTCGGTTATGATGTTAGCTAAGTCTTTTTGACCGGACGCCCTCACTAGAGCTGTCTTCTCTTGAACGGTCAGCGAATTCCACTTGTCGGTAGAGGCCATCGCCTCGACAATCATTTGCTTAGCATTTGAGCTAATCTTGGCATTCTTTAGGTCAAATTTAAGACGTTTCCAACCATCTTCCGTGCTTGCGGTATCCTTTAGAACTTGTGGCAGATTGGTGACAACTTTACCAGTTTTAGGATCTAGTACAAGGTTGTTCCAATCGTTACCAGCCTTCTGGACACTCTTGCTCATATTGGAATTAACGGCGGCCGCAAACTGCTTACTATCTTTGACACCCTTACTCATTGCCTCTGAATAAGCGCTCATTGCTTTTTTAGCTTGGGACGCCGTCGCACCAAACTCTGTTTGAAGTTGTTCTTGAATCGTCTTGTTGGATAGTCCTTGCGCTTTCATTGCTTGGATCGCACCCGCATAAATCACGCTCATGTTGCTTTGATGATCTTTTTCCAGCTTTTCAAGATCTTTATTCTTTTGAGCCGTACTCAACTCAGCAGAGTTTTTAATGGCAGCATAATGTTTGCCATAAGTATCAGTTTCGTCAGCAAATGCCTGTTGCATCTGGCTGTACTGTTCCTTAGCCGCTGCTTGACTCATCCGAATCTTTTCGCCATTAATAGCTTTTAAGACATTCGCTTGTTGGGTACCGGAAATTCTAAGTGTCTTAACGGCCTCGGCTGCACTGCTCTTGCGCAAATTATCCAGAATCTGAATTTGATCTCGAGTAAATTCGGCATGTTCTTTGCTGGCAGATTCAGTAATTGACTTAGCTTGTTTGGCATTAGCCTCAATTTGCTTGATGCGTGCATCGTCGGCCTTCTTCATTTCTGCTGCGTCTTTACGAATCTGATCAGCAGTCGATCCACCGACTTGCTTCGCCAACTTGTCGAGTGCGGTTTGGGTATTTTTGGACGATTCTTTAGCGGCCTTCGTAATATCATCAAAACTGTTGGCGATCGTTTTGGCATTTTCTTTGACAGTGTGGTTAGCGTCAGTGAAAGCACCACTGATCTTGCCAGAAGCGTCTCGCATCTTAGTTGCGGACCTATCTGCTGCTTCGCCAATATCAGTGCCCCATCGTGAAGTTCTGTCAGCAGACTCAAGAGCCTTTTTGCCCCACAATTCCCAGATGGCTACACCGGCACCGACGACTGATGTCACGCCTAAAACAACTGGGACGATTGGCCCCAATGCCGCGAGCAAACCTGTTCCGCTCGCTGCGGCTCCGCCCATGGCTGCTCCCATTCCAGAAGTGCCTTCTGCCGCCGCTGCTGCGGCTGGTGCAACCTTCAATGCTTCAAAGGCTGTTTTACTGAAGCCAGACTTGAGCACATCCATTGCAGTACCGCCAAGTTTCGCGGCTGCGGATGCTCGCCCAATGACTCCCGCAATTCCAGATATTCCTTTGCTCAAAGCAGCAACGGGCTTAAGAGCTCCACCGATAAGAGAACTCACTGGCCCTACAACTGCCGCAAACGCTGCAAATTTAATAATGGTTTGTTGCGTACCACTGTCCATTTTTGTAAAGGCATTGACAACATCGGTTGCTGTTTTGATAAGAGGAGTCAGCGTCGGTAGAAGTTTTTGACCTACTTCAATTCCTAAAACATGAATAGACTCTTGAAATCTCTTCACTTTGGCGGCATCCGTATTGTTTAACTGGTTAGCAATTTTGGCAGTTGTTCCGCTAGCATGCTCAGCTTCACTGGTATATTTGCGTAGCTCACCGCCACCTGCACCAATTAAGGCATTCATGCCGGCTTGCGCTTCAGCGCCAAAAGCCAACGCTACTGCAGAAGCACGTTGCTGGTCCGTCCACCCCTTAGTGTTATTCTTGATTTTGTCAAGAATCTCTGGAAGAGTTAGCGTTCCTTTTTTGAAATCAGCAACAGATATGCCTAATTCATTAAAGCCTTGAAGGTTTTGCTTAGAAGGCTTCAACAGTCTTGTTAAAGCACCACGTAATGCTGTGCCAGCAACTGATCCTTCAATCCCTTTGTTGCTCATAATACCAATAGCAGCTGCTGTTTCTTCGAGTGAAATACCAGCAGCATGAGCAGAAGGCCCGACATACGTCATTGCCTCGCCCATATCTTGGAACCCTGCTGCAGTAGCGTTCGCAATATAGGTAAGAGTATCTGTAACGCGAGACGTGTTTTTAAGCATGCCCGTTGTTGATTCTGTCTTTAGACCAAATTGCTCCAAAACGGATGTAGAAACATGCATAACATCGTTGAAGTCATCGCCAGACGCTTTTGCCGCATTGAGAACTGCAGGCATAGCGCCTAAAGTTTGCGCAGCGGTATAGCCACGTTTGATCATTTCTGACATGCCGTCGTTAATTGCAGCCGTGGAAACGCCATATTCAACCGACCACTTTTTAGATGCTGATGCTAGTTGATCAAGTTGCGCACGATACTTGGCAGTAATCGCACCCCCATTTGTTAGCAAGGGCCCCATTGCTTGAATTTGGCTGTTGAAATCAATAGCAGATTTAGCTGCTGCCACAAACCCAATGGCAATTGGAGCAGTTACCGCCCTTGTCATCGTTGATCCGAAACTGGTTAGCTTAGAGCTTGCCTTTTCGGTAACAGATGCAAACTTTGATGCACCGTTTGATACTTTAGTCCAGCCGTCGCTTTGCAGCGCAATCTCTTTGCGTAAGGCCGCCATTCGGTTCTCATTTTGTGCAGCCGCGGCAGCAGTCCGATTATACTGTGATGCAGCATTAGCTTGCAGCTTTGTAGCACGATTAATTTCTTCCTGCGATGCAGTCTCACTTTTATTAAGTTTTTCAACCGCTTTCGAATTTTCATCATACTGTTCTCGTTGTTTCTGAAGCTGAGCTTGGTAGTTCTTTGACTGGCGACTCAATGTGTCATAGGTTGAACGCATGTTGTTGATAGACTTTTCAGAGCCCTTAAACGCAGCATCTTGAGCCCGCAACTCAGCGGCAGTCGCTTTAATTGAAGAGTTCAAAACTCGCTGGCTTACTTGAAACGGATCAATGTTCAAGCTTACGGTAGCCGCAATTTGTCCGAGATTTCCTAACATGTTTTACCTCCTTTCATAGAACTAGAAAAGGAACGGAAAGGCCTTGTCGATCGTGGTCTCCCGTTCCTCGTAAATCTGGTTAAGCTTTTCAATATCGCGGAGCGTCATAGCATCAACGTCAGCTAATCGGTAGCCTTCAGAGAGCCTTGCTTTGTAGAAGTCGTCAAGGTTGCTAATGGCTTCTTTGACGTCCGCTTCGGTGATTTTTTTGCTGTGTCCTTCTTATCCTCTTCGCCATCGCTTAGAGAATCGCCAATGGCATCATTGATTGAATCCAGCGATTTCAAAGAAATCGAAGAGCCATCAATAACATCATCGGTAGTAAACTGGTTTTTCCAGAAATCAACCGCAAATTTGGCTAAGTTTTTCTCGTTCTCGTCGTAATCATCGTTTGAAGGACCATCTTTACGGTTTAGCATGCGCAATTGTTGTTGCTGCACTTTTAAGGCGTTCGTGGTATCACGTAATGTTGGTTCTCCATTTCGTGTGAACACGCACGTTTCGCCTTTGATATTTAGTTTAATTTGATATGCCATGCTTAATCTCCTTAGGTATAAGCCGCCCGCTGTTCGCGTATTGTGCATTTACAAGGCGACAATGATAGAAACGCTCTAGCTAATGTGTGATCTGCGAATTACGGAGCCGGTGTAGCGGTAGTAATAGTCGCGTCTTCAGCAGTCTTAGGGAAAACATATCCGTGGAACTTATCAAAATCGAATCCATCGTTGTCTTCACGACCAATCAACACAACATTGCCAGTGTCTTGGTCACCTCGAGGAATAAATGAGCCTTCGATACTGTCAGCACTTGGATCTGGTGTGCCGTCAACAGTCTTGGTATCAACGCCCGGAAGTGAGAACATTCCCTTGAGCATACCAACCCAAACGTACTTGCCATTTGAAAGCTTCGTGCGGAACAAAGTTGCGGCGTAATTAGGGCTAAGGTTCTTTGGATATACTTCAACCCCATTAACAACCTTAATGCCAAATAAATCAGACTTCATAACGGAATCAACATCGTACATTTCGATTGTTTCGGTTGCTTCTGTGATACCACCAGAAAGAATCAAGTACGGGCCATCATCAGCGGACAGCGTCTTTTGCTCTGTTTTAATATCCAATTTCACACTAGATAAGCCTTGCATCTTTCGTGTGCTTAGTACAAAGTCGTCATCACCGACAACCCCGTATTCAAAGGCCGAAGCCCCAAATTTTGCTAACTTCTTATTAGTTGTTACAGCAGTATCTGCCATATTTAAAATCCTCCTTTAGGAAAATAAAAAGGACTAGCCAATCGGCAGTCCTTGAAACTGAAAGTATCCTGTTGTCATGCGAAGGGCTGGGGTATCACCATCAACGTAGGAGTTGCGATAATACCTTTCCCAGCCAGCCGCATGTAGTGCTTGATATATCTGTGTTTCAATTTTTTCTTGTTGATCCCAGTCCGTTTTGTCCACCCAAAAATCTACTTGTACTTTCGGATACTCTAGGATTCTAGAATCGTCAGCATAGTCAGCACCATCACCGGGCAAAGAAGTGATTCTCACCCATGGAGCTAGACTTTCAGGAGTTACGCTAGTTTGGTTATTGAAGTCTGGAGTGCCTATATACACCTTGTCAGCAATATCCAAATTGGCTGACAGGATGTCATAAACACGTTTTTCAGGTGCCATTACATCCCGCCTTCCTTCAAGTGGCTTAGGAAAGCAGCGATAACGACTGGCCGCATGACTTCTTGGGTTTCTTCAATAAAATGTTGCGGATCCTGCATTGAAGTGCCCGAGTTTGGAAAGTGAGCACGCCAGCCGGTATCTTTACCATATCCAACGTCTACTTCTGTTACACCACTCGTTTCACGGACACTTGAAAGCTGAATATCATTTTTCAAATGCCCGCTCATATCAGTCTCGCCGTCCCATTCGGGCGTATTGCTCTTTAGCTTGTCGGCAAACTTTTGTGCGCCATCTCGGACAGCCGCTCGAGCCTCTTTTGCAACTCCAAATTGGAGCTTGTTAAGATTAGCAAGCAGTTCAGCATCCCCTGTGACTTTTACGCCCATCAGCTCACCACCTTTGCCGTAATCGTTGTCAGATCGCGCCTCTCGTAATCAGGATCAAGGCCTGTGATTTGATATTCCTTCCCATGCCACTGAATTCGCCAAGTTGGTTGGATTTCCTCTGTGGTTAAAAACCGCACTAAAAAAGTCGGGCTGTCTTTGCGGGTGCCCAACTTCGTCTGTGGATCATTTGCTTCTCTGATTGGTACCTTAGGAACTTCCGCCCAAACCGTCATATGCTTAACGAGCACGCCATCAACCGGAACTCCGTTAACCTTTTTTGACTCATAGCTGACGAACGCAATTCTTTCAGTCATTCGATTAGTTCGCATCAGAATCACCATCCTCTTCCGGCAATTCTGAACGAAGCTGATTGATGATATTTGTGGTTGATGTTTGCAACGGAAAGCGCATGACTTCAGCACCCATACCTCGGTAGTCATAGTCTTCCTTCACTTGCTTCATGAGCGCTGTGAAGAAACGATCCCGAGTTTCTGGATTGCTTAGAAATTGTTCCGGATTTGATCCAAAACTAATAGCCGAACTGATTTCACCACAAGCGTCATGCACCAGTTGCATAATCATTGGGTCTTCGATTGTCTGATCAACTTTCAAGTACATTTTCAGAACCTGAAACTGTTCATCAGTCAGTGGGCTTTTGTCAAACGTAGTATCTGCCAAGAGTAATCACCTACCCGGCGTTAACAGTAACAGCAAGCGTTGAGCTGATGCCATTAGTGCTAAATGTGATTGTCGCTGTGCCCGCTGCCAGATTGGTAATAGTGTAAACACCATCGGACTTCTTAACAACCGTAGCGACGCTTTCATCGCTCGACACAGCTTCGACTGCTTGAGGAGCGCCATCAGGAGTGACTGTCACCGTGATATCTTTTGTGGCACCGACACCACCTGTGAACGTTTTCTGGCTCAAAGTCACTCCGTCAGGCGTTACGCTTTTGGGGTATATGTGAGGAAGTACCCTGCTTTTTCGTCAGCAACAGATACACCAAAGCGCATTCCTGCTTGCAAGAATTGGCCGTAAATCTGATCATCAACCCAGCGAACCATGAAGTCTGCGCGGTTAGCAAACAGAATTGCCCGCTTGATGTCACCCAAAAAGGCGTGTGCTTCGCCTGCTGCACCCAAAGTATCATCAGATACAACAGCAATCGGCATACCAAGAACGCTCTTGCCAGACGGGGTCAAGATGCTATCTTGTAGCAAGTAGCGACCATTGCCATCTTTAACTGTGTCCAAGAAATTGTAGAAACTCTGTGAAGCAATAATTACACGAGAATATGCAGGATCTAAATCAACGTTATTGATATGCTTCAAATCATCAACGCTAGAGATCGTCTTGGCAGTGAAGCCTTTCAGCAGAGTTGCAACAGCACCGTTAGTCGTATTGACCTTAATTTGTTGTGCGTTCTGGGCAATCAGGCCAACCAAATCAATCTCAGAGTCGTCAATTGACTCCTGCGAGACTGGTAACGCCTGACGATACGTTTCAACAGACCAGTTGACCGGTTTGAATTCTGGTTTTGCCATTGCTGGGTTCTTTTCCAACTCGGCGACAGTGACCATCTTGGTTGTGGCATTTGCAACTGTTGGGTAAGTACCCTTTTGTGTAGAGGCTTGGAATACGTTCGTGAAAGGTTTCAGATCAACAACAGTCTGCAATTCACGCTGTGGTGTATTGCTAATAGTTTCTGGAATGGTCAAGGCAGCATCTGCAGCCTTGACACCGGCATTTACCGCATCACTAGCATCAGTAGGATCAGCTCGTAAAACTGCAAATGTGCCAACGTCAGTCTTTTCAAAATTGACGCCTTCTGTATCACGGCCACGAGTATGCAAATAAGCATTCAGTGCATCGCGATAGCTATGCTCTTCCGGATGATCGGGCTTCTTCCCACTCGGCTGTTCATTGCCTTTCAACGCAGCCTCGTATAAGTCACGTTTTTCTTCAAGATCTTTGATCTCTTTGTCAGCTTTATCATACTTGGCACGAACGTCTTCTGCCTTCTTCAGGTTTTCCTCGGAATCTTCACCTTCAAGTAAAGAACGAAGTTCTGTCTTCATAGCTGGCAACGCTGAACGCTTTTCATCAAGTTGCTTTTTAACAGCAGCTAATTTTTCATCTAAAGTCATCTAGTGACCCTCCTTATTTTTTGTATAAAAATAGGCACCGATTATTCGATGTCTTTGAGCAAGTCCTCTTTATTCAATTGATAAAGCATCTTACGCCGCTTAAGTTCCCATTCTGGCGGCTGATCTAGCGCTTTTATCTGTTCCAACGATCGTGCTCCGACCTTTACCTCAGTATCCGGATATGCTGGCGTGGTTACTGGAGAGACATCAAACAAATGATCAATATTGTTGATAGTGCGGTCATACTTCACACCACGTTCATTAGATTTTTGCCACTTCTGTGCATCTTTGTCTGGTGCAATCGTGAATGCAAAACTTGATTGGCTGATAATTCCCCGACGAACGTTTTCTAACAAATCACGCCCAAGCTGTGTATCTGGAGGTGTCAACGTATATTTGAGCCCCGTTTCATCAACCGTCAGCTCTAAATTGACTCCCGTGCGGCCTAACACTTGGTTCTGGTCATGATTAAATAGCGCAACAACGTTACTCATGTCCGCATTGTCCAGTGCGTGTGGGTCAATGTGTTCGCGGAAACTCAGCTCACCACTGCCCATAATCTCGGATTGCCTGTCGAACTTAAGGGCATAGCCCTCAATAAGGGCAGGATGATCATCATCACCATCACGAATTTGCATTGGTGCCGCTGCCATTCTGATTTCCTTTGGCATTAGTATCACCTCCCTTCAATTCTGCTGCATGTTCAGCTTGATATGCTGCCTTTTGATCAAGAAATACTGTGTTAAGTGTCGACTGAATACGATCCATGTTCGGGTCTTTTAACGGTTTCTTTCCAAGCTCCGCACGTCCCTCGTTTCCAGTCCACAGTCCACCATTAACTGCTGTATTTACGTCAGCAATCGGCAATCCGTTTACTGATTTTGTGTCGAATCCTATGCAATATTGGTGCCGTTGCGCGTCATCAAGCAGCTTTAGTTCAAACTCACTTGTAATCGGTTCAAAGTAAAATGGAAGATCATTGCGAATATAGTCATCAGCAAGCTGTTTAACAGACTGATTAGGACTATTTTGGGCTAATCGATACGCTGGTACACGCAAAGCCTTCGCAATCTGCGCTGTTGAATAGTTATTGCTGTTAATCAGATTAAGAACGTTGGTATCAACTTCCAACGGCTGATAATCCATCGTTGAGTCAACTATAATTGGCGATCCAGCATCAGCACCTGCCTGTGCCCTTTCAAAATCTTCACGAATCTTCTGACGTGCTTCGGCGGACAGGCGACTCTCCTTTGCTTTGATAATTGATCCCTTCAAGCCGCTCTTGAAGAACTTCTGTAACGTTGAAACGCCTGACTCCTGCAGTCCAATTTCATCACCAAGCGACAACAGCGGTGAGCGCCCCATGATTGTGTCGTATGAGAAAAACTTCCAGTGAATGACGTCCTCAAATCCACATATTTTTTGCATGCTAGAATTGTAAGGCGTGAAACGGTAGATGATGTTATCGGGGTCGCTTGTGTCCACCTGCGTCTGTGATGGGGCATAGAACTCAAACATAGCTGGTTCGTTGGTTATCGGATCGCGCACAATACGCGAATAAGCATTGCCAGTCAAAATTGCATTGACCATCATGGAAAATTTCCACTGATAAGCCGACAGCCGCTTATTTACCTTCGTATTCATCAAGTATTCAATATTGGCTAAGTCAACAACTTCACCGGTTGAGCTGTCCGTGATTACTAGCGGAAAACGACTAACATCACCCGAAACAATCGATACAGCCGTAAGCACGTCAGAGTTCCGTAAGGCAGAAATGCCAAGATAACCACCTCGAAATGATGGAATTACCCCAGAATCAAGCAAACGATCTGCCCAGTGAGGGTCCACTTCGGTTGCCAATCCTCGAAATAGCTTCATTCATCTCACCTCCCTTCGTTATCAGGAAGCAGCAGAATAAAGGCGAGAACAAACAACAAGCCGCCGCAAACCATGAATCCAGTAGGCCTATTGATCAAAAAAGCCCCATATCCAGCTAAAATGAAGCCTAAAACAGTGGCAATTCCAGCCATATTTGCGCCAAGAATTCTGAAAAAGTTAGCTAGTTTTCCATTCACGTTCTCACCTCCTAAAAGCCAAAGTCGTCACTAAACACACGGTCGTCGTCCAAATAGTTATCCAAGTCTTCCTTAAAAGCGATGGCATAAGCATCAAGTGTGGCATCAATCATATCTATTTTGTTAGCATACTTATTCTTATTAATACGGACGCCATTGTTGTCAGACATTAGAACCGCGTTCATTGCGGCGGCCTGCATAATGCGATTATCTGAATGCTTTATGCGACCACTGATAACATCATCACGAAACTGTTTGGTCGGCATTGACAGCGTTAGCGTTCCTTGTCGCACCTGTACCATCGGCCACTCAGGGTGATTCTTCTCAATTGCCGTTAGCATTGGTCCAAATTGATAAGGGTCGTACATGATGCCTTGAACATCTAAGTCATTACGCTCAATGAAGTCTTCGAGCCATTCATATACCCGATCGTTGTCGATGATGCCTGACTCTAAACTGCTGATTTCGCCTTCGCCGTGTTGTTCAGCAGCCAAGTAGTCAATCCGATCTGTCTTGACTTTGTTATCGATGCCACCTTTTGAAGCAACAAATGCATAACCATCAAGCCACCACCAGCCCTCCTGGGGAATTAGCCAAGAAATAGCGAATAGATCGCTTGTACGACCGACATCAATGCCAATCCATGCTCTTTGCCCACGAATATCAGGTTTGTCGGTCAGCTCTGCCGCTTTCCAAGCGTCGAAATCTAGATAACTGTCTTCTGTAGCCTGTCGCCAAATATTGAAGTTTTTGACCAATTTAGCGTTTATACTGCCATCAGCACGAGCTTGAGCTAACTTAGTCGTCAGATAATCACTGATTTGGCCGTTTAAGGTATCAACGTCAAGTAGCGGATTCGATTTGATCCAAGAATTGGGGTCATCAACCTCTTGTACGTTGTCTTGTTCAGCAATAAATGCAAAATAGCGTTCTGCCTTTTCTTCACCGGATAACACCTTTTTGGCATACGGATAATTTTGTTGAAACATCGGCACGTTCATGTCGAATCCAGCCGTTGAAATGATGAACGTCAGATAACTAGGCAGTAACACCTGCCCTGAGGCAAGGGTTTCAATCATATCTGTTGTTTTAGCGTTGGCATATTCGTCAACCACTGCAACGTGGGGTTCATAGCCATCGACAAGTCCTGTATCACGAGAGAATGAACGAATTGTTGACCCGTCGTCTAAATTGACAAGTTCATCTCGCGTAATCTTAACCATTCGTTTGATACCAGGGTCTTTCCGCATGAGTGCACGTAGTCGGTCTTTGACCATTCCGAATACAATGCCGGCCTGCTTGCGATCATTAGCAGCGGTATATAATTGCCGTTTGTTGGCTGGATTCTTTCCGAACAGAAACTCATAAAGAATGACGCCAGAAATCAAAAGCGACTTACCGTTTTTTCGTGCCATCGAAATGAACACATCGGTAAATCGCCTTATATTTGAATCATCTTTATCAATCCAGCCATATATACTGCCAATAATGAATTTCTGAAACGGTGCTAATGGTTGTGGTTTCCCACTTTTTGGTTCCGGCAGAATTTCCATAAATTTAACTGCCTTTCCCGCTAGATTTGGATCATAATGCCATCGCCAATCTGTTCGTTTCAAGTCTTCCTGATGCCGTTTCACCGCGAGACTAACTGCCTTAGAGGTAATAAGACGACCGTCCAGCACACGCTTTATGAAATTAGGCATTGGATCCTTAAATTTTGACAACCAACATCACCTCCATCGCAGTCAGCCAAAAGTATCAATGATTGAATCATTTTTCTGTGCTTCGGTCTTAGGCATATTCATTTGCATCCGACTGTTAACATTCAACCCTAGATCACTCGCGAGGCTCTTAATGCTTGCGGTGGCCTTATTCAGCACAGCAATATACGAGTAATACCTCTTTTGGTCACCTGACTTCAAAGCCAGCTTCATGTTGACCGAAGTGTTTTTATAAACGGAATACCATGTGCAATAATTTTCCAACTCGGCGCGATCAAGATTTCTAAGTGGTAAGGTCCCCAAAGATTCGATGATTCGCTTGTATTCTTGTTTTGCGACTGGGTCAAGATGATTAGGCGGTGTTACCTGAAGTTTTGGAATGCCATCTTTGGCCATCAATTCCGCATGTAACTTGGCTTCCTGCCGTTCTTTGGTCAAATCGCCCTTCGACATTTGCAACACTTTGTATTTTCCAGCCATTTCCCACTTCACCTCCTAATATCTATATAAAATGGGTCTTATTGACCTCCTACCCCCTAAAAATCGTTACAATTTGGGGTGCAAAAAACAGGCCGACCGTTCTTCCGTTCCAAGAAATGTAACCCCCGATAAAAATTGAAGGGGGTCTAGCCGCTTTTAGCCCGTGAAGTTGCCCGATAAATTATTGAAAATTTGTTTTTTAATTTTTCATTTCTTTGAATTTTTTAAATTTGTTTTGTGATTTCAATTCATCAAGTTTGTTCATCGCTTTGATGAGTTGACTCACATCTCGACCTTGCTTAGACAGTCTCTGCATGCATGTGTCTCGGTCAGTGTCGATGAGTATGTGTTCGACATCTCGACTAGCAAGCAACGTGTCTAGCTTCTCATCTGGATATGTCATGACTAACCATACATGGTCAAAGGTCTGCTCTGCTTTAAGCTTCCGCAGTATCAGCTCATAGATTAGTTGCACATAATCATTGGCGTCTATATTGCCCTGATGTAATGGCAGGCCTGTTAACGCCATCATGAGATGGTCGTAATCAAAGACGAGGTCATGCTGTCCTTGATGTCGCTTGACGTACGTTGACTTGCCACTTGCTGGATAGCCAACGATTACTGTAATCTTCATGGCTCGATGCTGTCCCTTCTTACGCTTGGTTGTCTCACGTCTCGTCTTCCAATAGTGGCAGTCCCTGCATAAAGCCTGCAGATTATCCGCGTTCGTGCGGTCTTCCCAGTCATCTTCGCTTGGAACAATATGATCAACTAATGAGGCTTGCAGACCACAGCGTTGGCATAAACTGTTGTCTCTAATCAATATCTGCTCACGCAACTGCTTCCATTCATTGCTGTGATAGAACTTAAGGTAGTCCGACTGCTGCTCATTTCGCACACGGTTGTACTGCCTATCCGCCTCCGATCTAACACGAGCATTAGCATCAACTAATTGTGGTCTGCCATTTATAAAGGCAAGCTTCTTACTTGGCATGGGCATCATTATTAAAGAGATCAGGTCCCATCGCATACCCCTGAGCGATTCCTTCACGGTGATTCCCCTTTAAATATTCGATTTTATAAGCACGGATAACATGATCTGTTGCCGCTGGATCTTTTGTATTCCAGTCAAGTGAAACGCTCACGATCCCTGTATCTGATCTATCAATTCGTTTTTCATCAATCCAAACATGTGGCACATCATTAATGTCATCGAATTCGATACGAACATGTGGAACGTTGACTGGATCATCAACCGGATTGAATTTCTTGTCGAACTCTTCCTGACCCATGACATCAACCGCTTCAGGATATTTGCTACCGTCTTGGCTAATTTTGCATACGATAATCGATCCACGTTTGACAGTCTGTGCCTCATCGCTTTTCACACCAACATCAATAGCCCATTTCCTGCCAATCGCATAATACGTAGTAATGTCTAACCGGATGCCGGCTTTCTCTGCTTCCTCGCTCACGATTTTTCCAACGTCTTCGCAAACTTCCGGAACCATGATTGCAATGTATTCCTTTGGTCGTTTCACTACTTTAAGCATGTGTAATTCCTCCTAAGACAATATGATTGTCGAATAAGAACCGATACCGTCAATGTTTATGCCAGTAACATCCCATCCTGATTTCGTTAGCAAACTGATTACTTCATTAACGACTGCTGGATTATACTTGGAAACGCCAACTGAGATTGGGGATGTAGTATTAATTCCTTGATTAATGGCTTCGTTAACTTCGGCAATCAGACTGTATTTGTATTTCTTAGTTGCATTGGCACGAGTTGGCAGTGATTCTTCCATTTTTGGTAGCACTGGTACTGGTGGAGGCAACTGACGGTGAGACAATTGCCTGCTTTGGCCTTTAGCATTATCGAATAGCATGTCTATCCCTCCGTGTATTGTTTGATCTTGTCAACCCGCAAGTCGCACCATTCATCATGTATGCCGTCTGCTTTGTAGATTGTTACGACTGGCATTGAACGATAGCCTAGCTTGCGGAACCGCTCGTAGTCGTCCGCGTCTGCTGTGATGGTTTGCACTGGCATGACTCGTGACAGCTTGAATACTGTTCGCCGGCACTTTTGACAGCGCGGCTTCGTGTAGATGATTGCTTGCATGCGTTTCTCTTCTCTCGATAGCTTTTCAATGATTGCTTGCTCTGTGTGGCTTACATACCCGTATCCGACTCGTTTCATTCCGTTAGACATAATAGATCGCCCTCGTATCATGATCGCTGTATTCGACCAGCTCAAACGTTTTGTGAGCAACCACGCCAATATCATCAGTCCATTTGTCGGTTGGCTTGCGTGTCGATACTTGACGCTGAACGAACCCGCCTAGGTCTTTGCTCATCTCTGAATGGAGATGCCCCGTAAACAGCTCGCGGTTCTGCGCTGTGCCTAACATGAAACCAAACTCGTCTAGGTATTTTGCAAGGTAGTTGTTCTTGCCCTTATCTCCGTGAGTTGCACCAATGAAGTTATGGCCGAGCATTGCACCTTTGTAATGCTTCAACGATATGTCCCAAGTGATGTTCGGCTGGTTACTGTAGGCGCGTTTCAATAACCGTGCGAACATATATCCAACTGACGGATCATGATTACCGGCACAATACATGACTTCACACTCATTGGCGTTCTTAATGATTGCTTCAATCAGTGTCTCGAAGTATTGCTCCATTTCATTAACGGTCTCGCCTAGGTCGGTTGTTTCGAGCTGTGTGCCCTTTGCTGTGGTCGAGTTGATATTGTCCACGTGAGCTAGATCACCGCCCAGAATGAGCAATATTTTAGCGTAGTGGCCGCGCTGAATGATCTCTAACTGCCGTTTCAATGATTCGGCATAGACATCAAACGTGTGTCCATTGAAATGCGTGTCGAAAGCGGGAATTACCAGATATCTCTCTGATTCCACAAAAATAGGAGCCTTAGCTTTGTATGGCTCCTTGTGTGTGATGATGTCATTCATCAGTGATTCGTATTGTTCTGCTTCAACTAACGGCCTAATTTGTATCTTACTTTGATACAACGTTGCTTCAGGTGTCTGCTTCCAGAAGTTGCTTGTGGCACGTACAAGCTCCCACTTGGTGTAATCATACCCGTGAGCTTCCAGAACCTCTCTAGGCGTCATTTTGTGGCCCCTGACAACCTTTAGAATGGTTTCACTGGACTGTGTGCCGTCTGAATCGTATTCATTCTTTAGTGGTTTTTGGAACTCGATGCCAAGCCGTCTTGCTTTACCCTGCAACGCATCGTAGCTAATCCCGAGTTTGTCTGCCGTTTCGCGTCTGGTAAATCCTTCAGAGGCGAGCTTCCTAATGTCACCGATCTGTTCATCTGTCCATTGCATCTACTCGCCTCCTGAAATATAATAATTGTGAGCCACATGCAATCATGTGCTGCTCTTTTCATTTTTATTCCTCAGGCTCTCGGATTCGGCCCCGAGAGCTTTTTTGTTGCCTTAAAAATTTGAGTGAGATAAAATAAGTTTGTTCCAACAATATACTCATTTTCATTCCTCGGTACTACCCTAATCTTCTAGCTCTCGGCCCCCAACCGAGAGCTTTTTTATGTGCCTATTATAAGTATTGTGTTACACTGAATTAGTGAGTTCATTCTCACACTCCAAAAAGTGATTGGCCCTCGTTTTCCCAGAGCGAGGGTTTTTTGTTGCACAAAAATAGCACCTCACCATTTGATGGAGTGCTATGTTTCAGACAAAATATTGTTTCTCCTGTTTGTCTACTGGTTGTTTTGAACAGCCTGATCAGCCTTAGCATGCGTAGCCTGAACATCACTCAGTGCTTGGCTAAGGTCCGCATTGTTTTTATTTTGAGCATCTGAAAGCTTTTGTTGTGCATCAGCTAGCTGTTGCTGAAGATCAGAAATCTTCTGATTAGCCGCGTCAACTTCTTTTTGCTTGTCGGAAACCTTAGCGTTGCCCTCGGCAATTTTCTGGTTAATCTCGTTGATCTTCTCTTGAATTTCTGATTGCTTCTCAGCATTTGCTTGGGTTAGTTGGTCCTGTAGTGACTTCATTTGGGCTTGATACCCGCTAACAGACGATTTGGCGCTGTTCAGATCGGAATTAAGCTGTGAAATTTGTCCATTCTTCGCTTGAACTCGATTTGCCAGAGTGTCAATATCATTGTTAATTGCTTCCACATCCGCATGGCCTGACCAATAGTCGTCAGCCAATGTTTTGGCTCCAAATCCAGTGGCCATCAATGCGGCAGCAACTACTACTAAAATGGCGCTCTTCTTAAAATTCATTCCAAAGTCTCTCCTGTATTCATGTTGGGGTAGTAAATTCACAATGCCTGAAATTTTACTACGTAAGATCACACTGTGCAAGTAACTTTTTCTGATTTTGGCATTTAGTTAACTAGTTTGCAATCTCGGAGAAGTACGATACATCGCTGCTATCCGAAAAACAAATTCAGGTTTCTCACCTTTGGCACAATACCATCATATGACGGAAATACCGGCAAATAGTCCGCAAAGTGTCCGCAATTAGTCCGCAAAGTGTCCGCAATTAGTCCGCAAAGTGTCCACTCTGCTTTTTTACCAAGGTAACTAATGGACACAACTCAGCAAATGCATACAGTGCCCGATTTCTCGCGATATAAAATGCTGATCGTTCCACTTTTAATTTAGCCACAATGGCGTCATTAGTTAGACGCTTGCTCGGTGAGATAATGTATGTTTCCCACAAGATGGTACGATAGTCTTCATCTTCAATGATATTGATCGCATTTTCGCAAGCGTTCAAGTAGTACAGCTCGTCAGCGTGCGATACGAGCTTGTCCTCGGCTTTGTTGCCATAGCTTGGTGACTTAGGCATGCCGTCCATCACGGGGCTTCTTAGCGCTATTTTGGTGCGTTGAGCGAGCCGCTTGTGATGCCAGTAGTTCCCCAAGACCTCTTTGGCGTTTTCAATTGTTTTGTCATGATCAATTGGGCTAAAATATCTCGTTGCTCGCACCACTGCGTCCACTCCTTATGGTATAATTGATTTTGTAAAAGTTTGGGGGATAAGCGTGCCTTCGTGGTGCGCTTTTGTTTTTTATGATATACTTGCTGTTCAAATAATTAGATTTGATAGACTGAGTCGTCCTGTTAATTCAGGACGACTTTTGCTATACTGCTCGCGGAGGCCTACTCCTTTTAAATGATTCCATTTGCTATCAATCACGTGTACGTTTGGCCTCCGGCGCGTCCCTCATCAGACGCGCTTTTTATTTGCAATCATTTTCCTCTTTTCCAGTTAGCCCACATCCACATTGCAGCACCTGCGATGAGCAGCATGACGGCAATCATCATTTCTGCTTATTTACCCAATGAAGGAATGCCAGCAGAATTGCCGCAAGGACACCACATATGATGATCAAATTCATGTTCAGCGCTGATGGAGACATATTCCATATGTTGTTTATCATCTGTTTCATTTCTCCGCCTCTTTCATGAATACGAGCCAATGTGTCTTGCTACGTTTGTCACCAAACAATGGTCGATAGGTAATTTCATGCAACACATCTGCTAGTTTGATTTGGTCATCATTCCATTTAAAAATCAAAGTGCCATAAGGTTTCAAAACTCGCATTGCCTCACTGAATCCCCGCCGAATTTGGTTTGGCCAAAGATCATCAAGCGTGCCATATTTTGCTGCCAACCAACTGCCTTCGCCAGCATGCTTTAAATGTGGTGGGTCAAAGACAACAAGGTGAAAGGTGTTGTCTGAGAATGGCAGCGGTTCCTTAGTCCAGTCCAATTGAATATCAGGATCAATCCATATCTGACGTTCACCGTCCTTGGCATTACAATCAGGCACGCTGTGAAACTCATCGCGTTTATCGACAAAAATTGCACGAGGGTCATCTTTATTCCACCAGAACATGCGGCTTCCAGCCGTCATATCAAGAATTGGTTTCATTTCTCCGCCTCTATTCTTTTAGTAACCACTTGACCAGCTTTTCACTTGCCGAAATAATTAACCACATGACTGTTGCTAATCCAAGGAATAATGTGAAGAAAATAAGTGACTTAACTATCCCAATCTCGATGAAAGGCTTAACAACCAAATCCCAAAGGAAACTGGCAAATCCGTAAATGATGACACCCGCCCAAACCGCTAAAATAATATAGGCAATGGCGTGCTTGATCTTTTTCTTCATTTCTCCGCCTCCTATAAGATGTCTCCGTCTACCAGAAGCATTGTAGGTGCCTTAGCGTCCAAGTCTTCTTTAACCTCCTCGTAGGTGAGATTATCTCCGTCTTCCGTTTTTGCATAAGCAATACGATACAGTGCTTCTTCACGGTTTAATGAGTTAAACTTTTCGGGATCATCATTATCCCCATACATTTCACGGTATAAATCAAGGGCTTCCTCAGCATTGTTCGCAACAATCAAGCTGTAATAGGGTTCATTTGTCTCAAAGTATTTCATTTTTCTTCCTCCAATTTCACGATTTCGCCGGTTTCCTCAACGCGCCAGACACCTAGCACCCATGCAAGGGCGACGTCTACTTGGTTGTCAGCCATCCAGCGTTGCCAATCATAAAGGCCATTAATCCCCACCGCTGAGATGTTATCTCCAAGGTGCCAAAATACGTCTAGCACTCCCCACTTACCGGGTGCCTTTGCTTTCCTGATGTATTCACCAACCTCTTTAGGAATCACCGGCAGATCATCTGGCAAAGCGGCGTCATATTCATCAAGATAATTTGGCTCATCGTCACAGTAGTATGGGCTTCCTGTTTCATTGGTGTATGCGTCACAAACCTCGGCGTAACATTCTTCCAATTTCTCGAACACGTCCCGCTTCGTCTCAACTGTCATAACGAGTTACCTCCCCAGTTTCCTCAACGATCCACAGTCCACGACTCCATGCTTCTGCAAATAGGGTCTCATTATCATTTATCCATTCACTAACCTTACTTGATGGCAAAGCATCCTGATTTGCCCAAGCTAACTCGTCAAGCAAGCTATTCTTGCCATATCCATCTTTAATTTCCTTAGACACACATTCTAGGATAGTTGGCAGATCATCTGGCAGGGATATGTCATAGTCTTTCAGATAGGCTTGTTTGTCTTCGTTAGTAAGATCTTCGCCAATTCCTTCACCGTCCAAGGCAATGTATGCATTTGCTAGTTCTTCGACTAAGTCCTCGAACACGTCCCGCTTCGTCTCATTGCTCATCGTCACTCGCCTCCCTGTTAGCGGCACTCGCTGTAATTCGTTCAATGTCGGCTTTTGTTACACCAACGCCAAAGCATTCTTCTGTTTGAAAGTTATTTTCATTTTTGATAACCGGCTGTTTGAAATAAGCCAGCATTTCGGTATTTGAGATATACGATACCGCCGATAGATTTAGCAAATTACCGCTGTCTAGCTTAATCATTTTCATCGTCAGTCACCTCTTCACGATCTAGTTGTTGCGCCCATTCAGGAGCCTTATTAAGCTCTTCGTCAGTGAAGTCTTGATGCATTCCTGGCATTCTTCGGCAAGCGAACCATTTGCCATCTTTCTTTGTCAGATACTGCTTAGCGCCGTCTGTTGTTACAAGGCCATCTAGCTCCACCAGATGCCGCTTCTCCTTTGCCACGGTGTAGCCGTTGACGTAAGCATTAATAAGCAGGCTTTCCTCGTCGTTATAAGCATCAGTACGGGCAGAAATATAGGTTGCTGGAATGTCACTTACACGCGCTTTTTCAACGATTTCGGCTTGCTCTTTGGTTAGCACTAACTTTTTAGGCTCCTCAATCAAAGTGACAACGTGGCCACCATAATCATGAATCACGTCTTTGGCATCTTTCTCTTCAGCCGTAGTCGGGCAAGACACGCTGCTTAGTTCCCAGAAATCGTCTCGGTCTTCAAAGTCCCAGTATTTGCCTTCATCGTTCTTAACCGCGTACAGTTTTTCTTCGCTCATTTTTCGTCCTCTGCTTTCTTGATAATCAGTGGTTCCGGAATATCGACTTTAATGTCATCACCACGGGTGTTGTGTGCCTTTTTGTGCTTGGCCATGTTCTCGTTTATCCAGTGGATACACTGAGATTGATACTTGGCTCGGTAATACTCGGTTTCTGTGTTTAAGCCTGCTACTACGTACATTTGTTAGCCTCATTTCACTCTTTATCGCGATGGTACTTTTCCTAATGATGTGAAGCTGATCAAATTTATCTGGTGATGGAATGAAGCGGTTGAACTGATCTGCAATGTGCAGACCGTCTCGAATTCTGACTGCTGATATTTGAATTGCTCGATTACTGGTTGAGTTAAACTCCGCGTCCGTAATCACGTATTCTTTCATCAAGGCAACGCCTCTTTTCGCTGATCTAGGATTCCTTTAACGCCGAAGCTATTTCCTTGGCCGTGCTTGGCCATACGGGACATAGTTCGCTCGCCGTACCTCTTATTCAGATCTTGTCCGTGCAAATTGGTTGTCACGATAGTTGCTTTGTCTTCCCGCATTCTGAAAACATCATCAGCCGTCTGGCGGTCAAAATCACTACCACGCTCGGAACCTAGATCATCGATCACAACCACATCAGCCTTGCCAATCTCATGCATAATTTTCTCATTCTTCATTCGCACATCTTGTGCATTAGCACTCATGCCAGACTTGAGTCTCTGCATTAAAGCGTTCCAGTCAATGAAAAGGCATGTTTTGCGATAACCAGTCTTGGTCTGAGTATCAATTAATATGCCGTTAGCAATATGTGACTTGCCAACTCCTGTGTCACCGATAATCAATGCGTGTACAACCTGGTTACGGCATATTTTGTTAGACAAACCGACAGCGAAGAGTTTCAACTGCTGCTGTCCAAGGCTGCCGTCTGTATGGAAGTTGTTGAAATCCTTTGCAATAATCGCGTCTGTACTAAATACCGAATAAGCTAGGTAGTATCCAACGGTTCGGTTCTTGCGGGCCTCTTTTTCCATATCTGGCGTGACGTTTTTAGGCTCCGTGGGTGGCTGTTTATAGCCACAATTCATGCACACTCCGGCCATTTTTTTGCCGGTTACTTTGCTCAATCCCTTCGGGCGATACAAGAGGCTGCCACAATCGGGACAACGTTCAGCAAATGTTTCAATCGCTGCTAAACGTCCTTGATTAGTTTCAAGATTGCTCATCACACGCCTCTTCTCTACCAAGGTAAGTCTTCATCTTGAACATCCCCTTGGTTGTGATAAACGTCTGTAGACGCTTGCCGTGACGTTGATTTTGACTTTTGGCGTTGTGTTCGTTGGGCTTCATAGGCCGTCACTGCCTCTAAACTAGTAAGCCTTAAGGATTCCCAATTTTTTAAAATGGCATTGACATAGCTATAACGACGCACGTTATTGTCAATTGCGTTGCTCATTGCCTGTTTGACTACCTGAACTGCCTGTTCGTCAGTTGAGCCAATCTTCTTGAAATCATCTACCCAGTAAATGAGATCTTCACGGTTCTTGGGGCTGATAAAACCAAAACCGTTTTTCTCCCAAAAATTAATGAGCTCCGGTTCCCCTAATGTTGTTGTATTATTAATACTTGTATTATTCTCTGGACAGTTTTCTGACCGGGGGTGGGTAAGTTTTCTGACCGAGGGGGGTAAGTTTTCTGACCGAGGGGCTAAACTAATAAATCTTTGTTCAACCTCCTTACTTCCACTTTTATATTTGATGACTCTGCGGATATATGAATTGTCTTCGAGACACTTTAGCCAACTTTTTATAGTGCCGATGCTAACCGAATAGAGCTTTGCGAAATAGTCATTCGATGCCCAGCAGTAACCGTTCTTATTGGTGAGTGCCGTTATCTCGCCATACAAGAGTTTGGCTCCTTGTGGTAGCTTTTTGTCATAGCGCACACCTGCTGGGATGATCGCGTAGTAACCAGGCTTCTCATTCATGATCGACACCGCCTTCATGGAAACATTGATCAGCAATGTTTTGGCGAACATCCATTAAGTCTGCTTCGAATTTGATCATGTCGAGTGATGTTTGACCCAAGATATCCATGTATTTTTTAAAGTTGTCTTTTAGGAACAGCCGGTCTTGAATTTTTTCACCATCGGTCATGTGAGGATCATCATCCCTGAATAGATCGCACTTGGTTTCTGCCCATTCTCTCAAATAATCCAAGAGGTACTGATTAGTTCTTACTTTGTATGCAAGTGATTCAAGACGGTCAAGTTGCTTGCCAATTTCTCTGGCCATTGTTTTACCTCATTTCTTTCTGTGATATAATGAGGTCACTCAATGTGAAACCTCATTTTTGGCCGTTAAGTGTTCTAGCGCTTAGCGGTTTTTGTTTTGCCAATTATTTCGTTGATTAAGCTGATGGCGGTTTGCAAGCCGTCTTCTCGTCCCATGGCATAAGCTCGTGTCTGATCTGTTCCTTGACGGTAATTATGACCGACAAGACGTGCGTTCTCAGCCTGGGTAGACAAGTAGGAAACAAGTGGAACTAGCTTAGCTATAGCTGCTTCATTCAATCCACTGCCTCCAATTTCCACTGTGGCCTAAGCAGTGGCCAACGATCACGCCGAAGCCACCAGCAATTAGTAAATAACCAATCATTATTTGCCCTTCTCTCTAAGCGACCTTGAAATCTCTGGGAACCATTTGTCTAAGAAGTCGAGCCATGGCTTCGGATGAAACAGATACCCCTTTTTGCCAGGCGGTGGATATGAAACCACGGTATCTTGCAAGAACTTGTGGAAGCGTGGGACGTTCAAGATATTGTTAACTACCCACGTGTTGTTATGCCCTTCGACATAGCTTGTTGCGGTGGTGAGCGTCCACATGCCTCGTGCTGCTAGCTTGCGTTTGAGTTCTTGGTTCTCCTTGATCATCTTTTCCAGTTCTTCTTCATCGACCGCTAAATACTTTTTGCTTGAAATCTGATCATCTTCAACAACCTGCAACAGTGGCATGGCATTTCCTCCTTTCCTATGAATGCCTCCTGACGGATAATGAAACCCGAAAGGAGGTGAATCTTCATGGTGCGAGTCCCTTATTATGACAATCTAGGCGGAGCTCTAGCTGTTACAGTCGAGCTTCCGCGCTCTGCGAACGTTTACTTGGTGGATCAAGCAAACTTCAATGCTCGCCAACGTGGTGACCACTTTACGTATTTTGGAGGTCACTATGATGAGTCCCCAGTTACAATTCGAGTTTCTGGAGCTGGCCGTTGGTATCTGATTGCCGAAAATGGGTCAGGCGAACAATACCGTTACACCTGGTCTAAATAGTTGCGTTGTTCTGATAGTGAGACTTCACACGTGCTACAACTGATTCAAAGTTGGCAAATGTGAAGCCTTTTTGTTTGAGAAGATCAATGACCATTCCAGTTACTTGGTCTTCAACATCTTTGCCCTGAACTTTAACGACATTGGCTAACTTTTCCTTTGTGTGTACGTTCATTTAGATGGTCTCCTGTTGTTGGCCTTCAAATAATGAAATCTCTCGTGCCTTCATGATGGTCACTGTTGATGGCGTCCAATTCTGGATAAAGTCATCAGCCTTATCGAAGTCTTTCTTACGTAACTGTGTACGTGTCTTGACTCCGATATAGTCATTTAGTCCGTGGTTAATATCGCGGTAAAAGAGGCTGCGCTGTTTTGCGTTGAGTTTGCAGTGATGTACGTCCAGATAATTTGCAACAGCTCGATTGACTTGTTTACTGATGTAGTTATATTCGCCTGGTGCCAGCAAAACGTTCTCTTCCAGATCAGTGACACGGCCATCAAGCTTTTCTATCCGTTTCACAGTTCGAGTAGCAACTTCCATGGTTAAAGCAAGCTTTTCTTCTGGTGTCTGGGGCAGCCGGGCTTTCGGATTAAAGTAGTTTTCTTCCAGACTATCGAACATATCCCAAGCTTGATCTGTGCCAAGCATTTTTGAGTGCCGTGCGGCACCGCGGCGAGTCCAGAGATACAGGTGAGCGGTGCGATATGGCACCAGGTCAAAATCTTTGACTTGGTCCTTGAAGTCTTTTAGTGCTTGACCTTCAAGCAAAAAGTAGTGCTTACCCGAAATGAACTTGCCCTTGTTGTTGGCAAAATTATTCTTGATAACATTTGCTGTAGTTCCATAGAGTTCCGCTAGTTGTTCGGTGGTCAGTACACGCTGGCCGTTTTGTTCAATTGGTTGTGGTTCATTCAATGTGTTTCCTTCTTTCTTTTGGTTTCCCCTTGACAGATAATCAAGTTATCTGGTGATGGAAGGAGGTGATATAAATGAATGATGAATACGAACGTCTTACAAACGATGCAAAGTATTTGCTGTTACAGCTATCGTCAAAATACTTGGAAAGTGTTACTGATGGAAAATCAAAGAGTGATGCAACAACAATGGGTTCTACACAGCAAGTCCGTGATGACGTTATGCCTCAGTGGTCCCTACCGGATGTTTCGTTTACGATGGCTGAGCTTCGAGACGCTGGCTTTATGAAACTCTGGCCGGGCGACGGTTGTTATTACAATTCGTTCATCACCACACAGGCTATTGCGTGGCGTGAACAAAAGTTTGGCAATGATATCAAAAAGGTTATTGATGCCATTACTGGTGTCAAAAAACTAATTCCGTTCTTTTAGCCGTATGGGATCCAGTCATTAGCCGTGAGATCATCGCTGTATGGCACCCATTTTTGCCCTGGATCTTGTCCTATTGATGTCATGAGGAACCCAGCGTTTGTATTGGTCGGTATAAGAATCATCGGACGAGGGAACCACACCTTACGAGTAATCCCTCGTTTTTGCGTCTCCGCTTTCTTAATCGCTTGGTTGATATACATTATTTTGCCTTCTCCTTATCAGTGGTCGAACAAACGTTTTACATCTTCGAGTTCATATAAATGACGCCTATCAAGCAAACAACGTTAATCACGAGGCATGCTAGGCTAAATATCAGTGCAAATGTCTCCAATGACTTTTTCTCCCTTTTTAAACTGCCTCCTAACGCCCAATGAGTGACAAAGCGGTTTTCAGAGCTGCTTCTTCTTGATCGAGCGACAATTCGCTCATGCTAGCGATCAAGCTCAATGCTATTTGTGCAAGCATCTCTTGTTCATAAGGTGCTTGCTTTTTTGTATTGTGTTCGTTCATACCGTCATCCCCTTTTGCTCGATAACTGGAATAACGTCATTCTTCTTTAGCTCTTCATACAGAAATACATGTCCCTTTTGTGTCCACTTGGTGTTTGGCTTGACATCATCACGGCCATCTCGATGTTTGAATGCAACGGGAACTGTATGCGTATATCCGTGGTTCTGATACTTGCTGTACAAATACCAACTGCCTGATTGATTGAACTGAATGCCAAGGCTGTGAAGCAACTGATTAAATGCTGATGCGGACATGCCATAGTTCTTAGCAATCGAGGTAGTTGTTACTAGGCCTTTATTCGCAAGAATTAAGTCGTAGTAGTCTGCCTTTGGTTGTAATTCATTAACACGCTGTTCTGCGATCAACCGTCCTGTACGCTCTTCTTTCAGTTTCGTTGCCAGATTGATAATGAAGTCTGGATTATAGATGGCCTTCTCAATCGTTTCAGGCGTCATGTACGCACCATGCTTACGGATTGATGGGAGAACTTCTGCTGCTACCCAATCTGTAAATTCATCTGCGTTTGGCATGCCTGACTTAAACACGAGCTTGTAGAGGCCTGCCTCTGAGACGATAACAAAGTCTTGCTTGCCACCGGGGGTCATCAATTTGGTGACCCCTTTGAATTTATCTGGAACATATTTATTGACTGCGTTCGCTGGCTTGCTATATCCCAGTACTTCTGCAATGTCCTTACCGACAAACATTGGCTCATTGTCAACCACCACAGTTCGTACTTGACGACCTTTAAAATCAAAATGCTGTAATTGGTTCATACTGTCATCCCCTTTCGTTCTTTATTGGGAACGTTATCCGTAAAAAAAAGATCCAGTTGATTGGCGCCGTATCCCAAAATGCTTGCCATTTTTACTAATTCGGTAGCGCTAATTGTTGTAATGCCGTTCTCACGCTTAGCGTACGAAGAGCGGGTATGCCATCCCATAGCTTTCGCCATTTCATCTTGGTTCATTCCTTTTGCGATGCGTTCAGCGCGAAGACGTTTTAAATTTAGTGTCATTGTACTGCCTCCTTTCGTTTCCTTTTGGGAACATCCAAAGAATATCATCCTCGTTCCCATGTGTCAACGATTATTTCAAAAAAATATTCAGATATTGTTTTTTGGTGCCCCTATTGTGCACAATCGGGAACGGTGTTAAAATCATTCTTGAGGTGAGATACATGAAAACAAATGATGAAATAATCAAGACTTTGAATGATCTTCGCAACCGTGAAGGGATTTCAATCAGTGAACTAGCACGCCGTGTTGACATGGCAAAATCGTCTGTGTCTCGCTACTTCAATGGAACGCGTGAGTTTCCATTAAACTATGTTGATAAATTTGCAAGTGCTTTACACACAACTCCGGAAAGCCTAATAGGAGTTTCTCCTGTAGATCCTTTTAAAGTCAAAAAACTAAATGTTCACTCTTATCCATACATTCCCGCTGATATATCGGCTGGAATCTTGTGCAATGTCGATCCGCTAACTTCCGATGACGTTGAAACGATTCAACTGCCAGATAGTGTTATGGGAAGATATGCCGGAGACAGTAGCATATTAATGATGCATATAAACGGCGAATCAATGAACCAAACAATTCCTGATGGCTCTTTAATAGCAGTCAAACAGTACAACGACATTCAAGACCTTAAAGACGGCGACATAGTTGTCTTTGCAGATGATGGTGACTACGCAGTCAAATATTTCTATAATGATCGTCAAAAGCAGATTGTTACCTTCATTCCGGATTCAACTGACAAAAGATTTAGCCCCATCATGTACACCTATGAAGACCTTGAAGAAGAGAACATCAAGATCATTGGCAGGGTTGTCGTATACACAGTCGTTTTATAAAAAATAATCTTACGTCCAAACCCTGATCGACGTTAAAAGCTGGATTTTTTGGAGGGAGAAATATGGCTTGCACTTGTGGTGTGGATGGCATTAAAATTGGGTCTTTTACTGGGAAGGTTGAGCTAAGCGATGGTATTTGGGTATGCGTACCACACTGGAAACAAGCGGGCTTTAGTACTCTAGAAGCAACTAAATATGGACAACAGCTCACAATTGATAGATTCAAAGAGATTTTAGAAAGTGGCCGTTCAGGGAAAGAATATTTAACAAGCGAAAACAAAACGTCATTTCAACTATCAACCAACGCTTTAATTCAACCAAATGAAATTGGCAAGTTGCAGATAGCCATAGCTCGCGACTGGGAATCTAACGAGGAGGTACTTATAGCTCTTAAAGGCGCATTCAAAGAATATTTGATTGTGACAAGGTCATATCTTTACATTTTCAAGTCAGGCTTTATGACCGGTCATTTTGTCGGCCAGAACCGATTTAAAATGCCGATTGCAAACATCACAAACGTCGAAGTTGATACTCATTTATTGACTGGATACTTTGAAGTAGCAGCGGGAGGAGTTCAAAATCTACCACGAAATTATTGGTCTTCTGACTCAAAAACTGATCCTGCTAAATCTCCAAACACAATATCTTTAAACAGCAATTTATTCGATGACTTTAGAAAAGCATCAGACCTGATAAACGAATTGATTATGGACATCAAGTTATCCCCCTCAACAAGCGTTCAATCATTTTCAAAGTTGGATACTCCAGATGAACTTAGAAAATATAAGTCTCTTTTAGATGATGGTATTATTAATGAACAAGAGTTCAATGCTAAAAAGAAGCAGCTTCTGGGACTGTAGTTTTTTCCTCAACACAAGCTGAACCATATGGCAATCTTACGTCCAAACCCTGATCGACGTTAAAAGCTGGATTTTTTTGGAGGGGAATAATGGAACTACTTATCTTAATTGCTTTTTTGGGATCGCTCCTATTGGCTGCAATATTTGGCACATTGTCTATAGTTCAAAGAAAGGATCCGAGAAAACTAAAGCGGAACCTTATTATTACCGCATTGTCGGCGGTAGCATTTATTGCAATCTTTTTTTGGATTGGCACCTACTCGGGAGAAAGCAAGAGGTCAGCTGCGTCTAGCTCGTCTTCAAAAGCTGAATCGTCAAAGGCAAAATCGTCGCAAGAAGATGATGACAGTTATGGAGAATCTGATAGTGACGATTCAGATAGTGAGGAATCATCGAGCACAGAAACGTTCAATGCTGCTGATTACAATACTGGCGTTACATATGACCAGCTTGCGCGAACCCCGGACGATTACAAATACAAAAAGGTTTCCTTCACTGGAAAAGTAATTCAAGTTATTGACGGCGATGATGAAACCGATCTACGTGTTGCGGTTGATGGCAATTATGACAACGTCATCTTTATTGGTTACGATCCAGATATCATGAATGGTTCTCGCGTACTAGAAGATGACAAAATAACTTTCTATGGAGAGAGCAAGGGAACTACCTCGTACAAATCTACAGGCAGTGGCAATATCACCATACCTGCGGTAGCCGTAGTCAAAATAGAAGATGCAGGCAAAGCACCCGACGACTATGGTGATTAGTCCCTTCCCCCACGCAAGCGGCGTCCCCGTGCAAGCCGGAGAGTGGGGCTTGTATCGTACACCAATAAAGAAGGTGATCCATCATGCTCAAAAAGGTAATTGCCATCTTACTCATTGTTTTGTTGGCTGGCGCAACAACCGCTTGCGCTAGTGACCAAGACGATGATCAAAATGTCGATCAGTTTAACTGAGTGTTGGCTGGATAAAAAATCCTCGCCCGATGTGGACAAGGAGCATGTAGTGAATATGTGTCATAATTGCTTTGAGTTATGTGTAAACTAATATATTGACATCTTTTACCAAAAATTATACCATGAGGACATACAGAAGTGGCGGTATCTCTACGGGGACCGTTGCGGAGCTCCCCATGTAAAATGAGGGGCTTTTTTTATGCGTGAAAAGCGTAAATTCACTAGCATTAACGAGCAAATACAGTTATTAAAATCGCGTGGCTTAACCATTCCAGATGAGCAACGAGCACATAGGTATCTGCTTACTAATAATTATTACAACATCATAAATGGCTACAGCAAATACTTCCAGAGCAAACCCGATGTTTTTATTTGCAAGGCAACATTTGATGAAGTTTGTCAGCTATACTTCTATGATAAAGAGGCAAAACAGATTTTTCTAAATTCAATTCTTTCTGCAGAACACCACTTAAAATCAGTCCTAGCTCACAGATTTGCTGAGGCATATCCAGATAAAAGATATGGATACCTCGACGTTGGCTGCTATCAAGACGAGAGCATTCTGGACATTGTCTATACAATTTCAAAAATATCGCATGTAATAAAGAAAAATAAAAAGTTTAAAGAAAACTCTATCAGGTATTACGTGGACAATTATGACGATGTTCCAATCTGGGTTATTGTAGATTATTTGGACTTTGGAGATATTCAATCTATGATTCGTGCTTTACCTCTAATGATTCAAAACAATATCGCAAAAGATATGTCCGGGTTTCTTAACGAGAATTTGAACGTTAAAAGTACCCATTTATCGCCAGAAGTGCTCAATTCATTTATTGGTAACATTCGCGAAACTCGTAACGTTTGTGCACATGGCAATAGACTGCTTGATTTCAAATGTCGGGCAAGTGCAAAATATTTTCCAGATCTGCATGATAAGTTTGGTATCCGGGAAGAAAGCGAAAAGAAGTCTGTATATGACGTTTTTATCACTCTTCAGTGCTTCTTAAGCAGAACTGAGTATTGTGTTTTATACAACTCTCTCCGTAAACGAACACGAACACTAGCCAACCATTTGCAATCTCTCAGCATAAATGATATTTCAGCACATTTAGGATTACCGGCGGACTGGCAAGACGGGCCCTCCCTCGTTCAACAACAAAAGGCGCCCACCCAACCGAATGAGTAGACGTCTTATGGATCCATGACTGTGTGGTGGGTGCAATAGCACCCGTTTGTATTGTAGCACAAGGAGGTATGAATGATGGCCAGTATTAGTAAACGTGGCAAAAAATGGCAATATCGTGTCTCTTACAAGGATAATGATGGAACACGCAAGTATGTCAACAAGGGTGGCTTCCCCTCAAAAAAAGCTGCTGATATAGCTGCAACCGAAGTCGAACGTCAGCATAATCGCGGTGCAAATTTGGATCTTAACAAGATAACGTTAATCGACTACTGGGACAAATGGATTGAGCTGTACAAATCTGGTAAGCATTCTCGTATCACCGAAGCCCGGTATAAAACAATTCGTAAACAGTTATTAGCCTATTGGGGCGAAAGCCGTGAACTAAAATCAATTTCAAAATCAGACTGGCAGGCATTTATCAATGAGTTTGGCAAAAAAAGGGCTAAAGATACAGTCAGCAAATTGAATGGCTATGTTCGCTCAATGGCTGATTCTGCCGTCGATGACCAAATAATATATACTAACTTCACTCATAACGTTGTCCTCACTGGTAATGAAGGCCAAGCAGGAATCATCAAATATTTGCAAGTAAAGGATTTGCGCAAGCTCGTCAATTACTGCCTAGAATTTGCAGACTACGAGCATATTGCTAACTACATCATCGCAACCGGGGCACTGACCGGAGCTAGGTATTCTGAAGTTCTTGGGCTAACGTGGGATCATGTTGATCTTAAAAAGCGCGTTGTGCACATTACCAGAACGTGGGATCACAGATATGGGAGCGGCTTTGCTGCTACTAAGAACAAATCAAGTGTACGTGACATCGACATCACGAGAGAACTTGCAGACTTGCTTTTACGTCTCAAGAAAGAACAGCAAGAGGTCTACCTTGCTCAGGGATATCGTGATAGCAAACAACTATTATTTCGTAGCATACGGCATAACATGCTATCGAGCACGGCAATTAATAAGGATCTAAGGACGATCGAGAAGACTCTCGACATTTCCCCCGCGATTACTTTCCATGGGCTTAGACACACTCACGTTTCTTATTTGATTGCCAATCACGTTGACATTAACTATATTTCAAAAAGACTTGGGCATGCCAATACAATGATCACTCAAAAAGTCTACGCTCATCTTCTTGAAGATCAAAGAAAAGAGCAGGTATCCCAGACGCTACAAGCACTTTCGAGACTTTAG